CGCCTGTCATTGCGACGGGTGGCCTTAGCTATTTGTATTTCGTTGCCATCCAGTGGTTAAACACTGAAAAGGAGGAAACTCCAATCATCAAAGATTTTGCTGCCAAGGTTAAGACCTTGTCACCAGAGTTGGAGATGGTGTGTGCCTTGCTCGAAGGTAAATCAGAGTCCAAGGAGCGCATTCAGGAAATGTCCGCTGGTATTAAACCGAAAACATGCACCTCTCTGCCCACTGGTGAACTCGCTTTGCGCGATAGAGATGGGACCCATTGCGGGTTTATCAACTTTGTTGTACATCCTGCGTTTCCTAAACCAGTGTTGATGACTGCGAATCACGCCTTTAACCGCGCAATCTTAATTGATGGTAAGTGGAGGGCCGCTAATAACGGCCGGGTTTCAAAACCCACCTCCCCTGATATCCTGTTGAGAATCCGCCATGAAGATGTTGATCAAGTCATCCTGAAACCATTTCCTAATTTTGGTTCGATCATGGAAGTTAAAGCTGCCAAGCTTGCTCCCTATGACACAAGCGCACCGGTAACGGTGTGTTCCCCTTCTAAGGCCGGCTTGCCCGGCTATCAGATCTGCACTTCGATCTCTGAAATCATTGGACCCTTCCTAATTGGCCATTCGGCTTATACAGAACCGGGTTCTAGTGGTGGTGGAGTCTTTCAATCTCAAAAGCTCGTTGGTTTTCACCTTGGAGCTGACCCGACCAGAAAGACACACCCAAATTTGGCTTCACTGGTTTGGCGAGTACGGAAACAGGAAACGTCTGCTAACGCGGCTAGTACCCATTTCCAATTCGCTGAGCCAAAAGACGAGTTTGACAAAGAGATTGAAGTTGAGTACTTTGGAGAGGACGGATCAGTAGACATTCAGATCTTTCGCGTTGCCGGAAACGACATGTGGGAGGTCAAATCTGAAAGTTCGACCACCTCCTCTGAAGACGCTGAGTATGAGGCTTATGAAAGGAAAATGGGCCGTGCCGACTTCCTCCGGGATCGTGAGCCACGTGAGAATCGTGACATCGTCGATGACCGTGATGGAGTTATGGCCGAAGACGTCCTGTACAATGAACATCGTTGGAAAGAGTCAGCCCGTAATCCCGGTACACTAGTCTTGTCTCGTGAGTCAAAGTCCTCACCCGAACCTTCTACCCTCCTGCTCGCTGGGAAACCTGCCTTGCGCATTCTGGAAACAGTAAGCGCGTCGCCGGATTTTCGGACGGGAGCCGCAATGTCCTCGCGGTTCCTAGCATCGAGGCAACAGAAGACGAACCCCCTTATCACCTACCAGAACCTCTTGAAGAAATCTTGCATTGTTCAGGAAAGCCTGCGCCAGAACCCGTCTACGACGGTCGATTTAGTGCTAGCTACCCTATCCCCGTGCTCGACAACTTCTGGAAAGTTCGAGGTTGGAAGCGACCTTCAACCGGCCGCTCCACAGCAGAAATCTTCGCAACCACTCTCCTTGGTTGGGAAGACGTCAAAGAGGAAGAAGCAATCCAGTGCGACCATTTCAGTCACATTGCCAGCATCAACCTCACCAGTTTTGCCAGACCCGCAAAAGAGTCCCGTGCATTCGCCATCGCGAAGAGCCTCGACCCTAGTCTGAGCAACTGGCACCCCCCGCAAAAGGGCGGGTCCGCTGAGCTGGAGTCCTTGCAATATCAGGCCTCCACATTCAAACCGGGCCCTTGCCCCGACCCTGCACGCTTGGACCAGGCAATTGATTGTCTGGTGCGCAAATATCCTCATGTCCCCCGACCCGAGTTCACGAACGCTTCCATTTCTGTCGCAATCCGCAATCTTAAACCCGATGCCTCTCCAGGCTTCCCGTTTACTAAGTGGGCTGTGTCGAATCAGAAGTTAGTAGAGACAGTAGGTGAAGAGTGGCTTCGTGATGCGGTTTATGACCGTGTTGAGATGATGGATGCGATCCCTTATAATGAATTTGAGAAGCTCTCGAGCACTGAACTTCTGACTTTGGGCGTAGCTGGAGTTTCGAAAATCTTCGTGAAGAACGAACCGCACAGTGAAAATAAAGTAAGACAGAAGCGTTGGCGAATCATTACGAGCTGCGATGCACTAACTCAAATTATTGAGAGAGTGCTCAATTGCGCGCAAAGTAAAGCCGAGAA